CAGCCCCGGTCGCGAGACCGAGGCCGCACTTACTCTGGCAATCAAGCCAGGTATTTTATATGCCCTCATCCCCAATAGAGGGGAGGCAGAAACATATGTCAGACTGTTCCGGTATATCGGTAGACCCCAAAGCGATCGTTAACGAAATTAATCGTGACACGACGCTTTCTTACGATTGGGTTAAGACGGATTGTCGAACGGGCAACGAGGTTGATAGAACCTCTTATACCGATTTGGCAACCGTTGATCGCCATCGTTCCGTGGGTTACCGCATCCCGCATTTCAAGAAATACTTGAATAACGGATGTCTTATACCGGCCACCCCGTGGCAGTCGTTCCAAGTTACCGGTTACCAAAACGGTACAGGACAAAACTGCTACAATCTTGGCTATGGATACCGAGCTGAAGGAGGCGCCGGATGGTGCCCTCTAACAACTTGGATTTTGACCGAGGACGATATGGTTGGCTTTGCTGCCAACGCAAATGTGTCCGAGGCTGTCCAGGCCGCGATCGCTCAATTATGGAGCACAGGGTGGGACGCACTTACGTTCATTGCCGAGTTCCGACAGGCCCTTGCGATGCTTACAACAGCATTGCCTCGGGTCCTAGAAGCTTGGTATAAAACGCAAGATGCAAAGAAGCGATTAGGCTTCAATGCTAAAGACTCCGCCGGTTGGTGGTTGGAAGTGCAATATGGGTGGCGTCCTTTAATAAAGGATCTTGAAGCCATCATAAAGCTTTTGACCAGCAGCAGGAATGAAGTCTCGCGTCAAACAAGGAAGACTCAGCGTCAGCCGAGTCCGTCTGGAGTGGGTACGACCGAGGTAGAATATACCTGGGAAGACAATCCACTGACTGCGTACGCGGGTGCACTGCAGACGACCGTTGATACGGCCACCGTCTCAGTGCGTGGTTTTGTGGCAGCTGATTTCGCCGCTCAGGCGGTAACGCTGTCACTGGCCAGGACGGGTTGGGAGTTAATCCCTTACTCGTTCATCGTCGATGCCTTTCTTGGCATTTCGCAGGCCATATGTGCGGGCGAGGTTCTCATGCGGGCGAAGACTTTGGTGTCCTCAGCGGGCATTATGGTAGTCGCTCAAAGAGAGATGTCGTTAGTGTGTACTACGCCGAAGGCCTCCGGGTATTCGGCGTCGTTTGCGCAGATGGGTAATTCCACTGCCGTTTACACTCAACGCATGCCTCAATCGTATGTCAACGGGCTGGAGTGGAAATCAGGTTTGGATATCGATGGATTTCGAAACCTCCTGATGCTTATACTCCAGCGTTTCCGCCGTCCTCGGTTATCCTGAGGAGGCTTCTTAAGTGTCCGCACGAGTGAAATCGCTACGGCAATGGCACTTAACTCAACTGGGCATCCTGCCCATTATCGGAGATCCTTATGGCTGCTTTTGCAACCACCATCCAGCGTCAGTCGTCCGCCGGCCTGGCGACGACTTACCTGCTTCCGAATCACACGGCATTGAAGCCGGAATTGCTGATCCAGAAGAGGACACTGGCCGTAGGCAAGCGCACCGTGGCTGAAGATCAGCTGCGGGTCGTCAAGGCTACGGAGGACGTCGACGGGGTTACCCTCGTCGACAAGATCGACATCGGAGTCACGATCCGCCGCCCCATCGCTGGGGATTCGACGGACGTGGATGCGGCCGTGGTGTACTTCCGAGATTTCGTTAACTCGGATGAATTCACGGCACGTATCGTCGCCAAGCAGCTCGACATTCAGGAATGATTCCTGTGTCGAAGGCCCTAGTTTGTTGGGCCATGGCATTGTGCCGCTGCATACGTAACTTCTTCCGGAAAGACAATCCCGGGTGAGAGTGCTTAGGTAAGCACTGTTACGTAGACGAACCGAGCTGAGAGGACTCACAAATGAGCTTTACAGCCATTGACGCCTTTGAAATTGCAAGGCGTTATGTTGTCGATCTAGATCCCGCAGTCCTTGGCGGGGTCGAAAACGTGAATAGGGTCCTTGGTTGGATCCGCTCACGTTCCGTTGGCCGGTTGGCCGACGTCCAGAGCTCACTCATGGGAATTAGTTTAACATCCCGTGAGATGATGCGTGCAACGATGCAGATATCTGCGTTCTTCAAAAAGAACGAAGACCTCTCCGATTCAGTGTGCTGCTTGCAAAACGCCGTTGACTCTTTTCACAAGAGTGAGACGGTTTGCAGAGTAGCAAATCGGAGGCTAGATTGGTTCTACGGTAAGCGCGATCGACTCGATCCCGATCTTGCCTCCCATCTAGCTAAAATGGAACGCGAAATTGCGTTTCTGCTCGGGGACACTAGGGAGTTTCTCGACTCCGTCCCGCACGTTATCAGAGCAACTTCTGGTGCAACCAGCACTGCGAGCCGTCGTAACTCTTTGCCCTACATGAAAGTGAGGACGAAGGGTTTGACGTGCACGCAGGGGGCCCTTCCGTGGGCAACCTCGTTGTCGCGCTTTTATGGCTACGACGATGTTTCTCCGGTCATAACCTCCTGCAATCGCATTGAGTTCGTTACCAAGAACTACAAGACCCATAGGACCATCGCATGTGAGCCTGAAGGCAACCTGCCTTTTCAGCTTTGCTTTGATCACTATGTTAAAGGTCGCCTCCTTAAGTGGGGGGTAGACCTGAGGTCTCAAGTTCGAAACCAGAACCTAGCACTCCAAGGTAGTTTGGATGGCAGTTTAGCCACCGTAGACCTGAAGAGTGCCTCGGACCGCTTACCGTATAATACTGTGGCCTGGATGTTACCAGTACCATGGTTTCGGTTAGTGGAAAGTCTCCGCTCCCCAGAAGGGGAGTTCACGGACCGGACAAGTCAGGATGACATGTCGTTTAAAGTCCGTTACGCAAAGTTCTCCTCCATGGGGAACGGTGCGACTTTTGTATTGGAGACGCTGGTTTTCGCCGCTGCTTGTAAGGCCGTTGGAAGTAAGGGCTTTTCCGTCTATGGTGACGACATAGTCATCGAAACGGATTTAGTAGGCCCCCTCCTGCGACTTCTCAAGTTCCTAGGCTTTTCGCCTAACCAGGAAAAGACGTACAGCTCCGGACCCTTCCGTGAGTCGTGCGGTACTAACTGGTTTGAAGGTGTCGACATTACCCCGTTTTACATCCACTCGCTTGCGGGTGGAGGGGTCCGAAATCTTGCCCATAATATTAATGGGTTAGCTCGGATTGCGGCACCGGAAGGTACTCTGTGGCAACTCCTCCGAAGATGTACTATCGGGGATAAGTTGTTGTTAGTACCGACCTGCGAAGATACGACTGTGGGCGTGCACGTTGACGTCCCGCAAGCGTACGACCTAGGGTTAATCCGGATCAAGAAAGGTGCAGCCTCATGGAAGCGTTATGTAACGCTTGAGGAAAGCACCTCTGGCCGGCCTCGCGAGAACGCCCTGTTCCTCTGGTACCTTAATCGGTGCCAGTCGGACGCTAAGGGCAGCGGGTCTGCTGACGATATGACCTGGAAAGGCCCATTTGTGG